GGCGCTCCTGAGTCAGATAAACTAGGATCGTGATTATGACCAGATGCACCAGTGAAAGCAGTTTGAACAGCATTAAACTCAGCGTTAATGTCATCAGCATCAATAGCTTCACCATTAGCTATCTGACCTGTAGTATCTTGTCTTGTATATCCTGCCATTTTAGTTTGTCCTTACTGTCTTTCGTTAGTTCTAAATTCTAACACTGCAGTGTCTAATTTGAATGTTGGGTTAGTAGAGTCATCTTCATACCTAATGGAAACCGTCTTACCACTACCTAGTGCAAATGTTTCATACACCCTATCAGCAAAACTTCCATAAGTAGATGTATTGTAAATAGAAGTCGGAGCGCCATATAAAGATACTGCACCCGCCGCACTTACAAGAGTGCTTGTAGGGGGGTCAATCGTAGTACCTTTTCCTTGACCAGCAAAATCGTATGATAAGTTTATATCTAAACTAAATGTAGCTGTTGGTTCTACATAGGTGGTAACTCTGTAAAAAGTCTTTCTTATTTGAGGATCTTGAATAGGCATATAAGGAGACTCATAAACACACCTTATGTTTTCAGAGTCAAAATTAGATCCAAACTCCATTTTATAAACGTAGCCTGAGTCATTACCAAACACAATAGTTTCAGAGTTTCCAGTAATTAAACTGTCAGATACGTTTACCTTCATCCCCTTTAATGTAGCCCAAGCTATAGAGTCTGCACCTTGAGCGGAAAACTTTGTTGCGAGTAATCCGGGTGATAAATCTGAGGGAGTAGATGCGTTATAACCAAATATTCTATACTGGGCTTTTTCCCTTATAACTAAAGAGGAAAAACTATTGGCAAGCTTTAGAAAATACTCTGTATCTTTTTTAATAGGAGAAGATGCAACAGCTAAACCAAAATCACCAATTCTATCAGTAGCAGATAATAATCTAATACCATCAGAGGATAGGTACATAATATCTCCACCAACCTCTTGAATAGTCTCTTTTGCAGTACAACCAATATCTAGTGTTATAGGGGATAAATTAAAATCTGAAATACTGTTACCGACGAGCTTATGTATAGACCTTTTAGTAAAAATTATAAGTTGATCCCTAAATACTTTTAATCCTTCTATTTCAGATCCTAGAGAGAGGTTACCAGCACCATTAGCTGCAGAAAAGTCCGTCTCATCAAAGGGTGCGCTGAATACAAGGTTAGCACCACTAGCAAAGAAAAAGTGATTTTTAAAGAACTCTACATCTGATGATGCAGCTATGTCTGGAGAGTTAGAGGCTGACAAAAAAGTAAAGGTGTCATCAGTGTCATTATAAATAGCTGGAAAGTTAACTCCATCCACTAATATAGTTTTCTTTTTACCACTTAACACAACATCAACAAAACGAACTCTTTGGCCTAAAGAAGCAGCGGTTCCTCTTAAAGTCCACCCACTTCCTTGACTTTCGTAGTATTTAGTAACACCACCATCAGCCCTAGCCGCTAAAACAAAGTTAAGACCTAATACCTTAGTAAGTAAAACATCACCTGACCCCGGTAAAACTGTAGTATCAAACTTAGCAAAACCTTTTATTTTAGAATACCCGCCACTTGTAGATGGTTCAAAGTTCTCTAAAACAGTGGCTGATCCTACAGCATTTACACCCTGTTGAAGAGGGCTTAGGTTTGAAATAAGACCCCCTTTAAATTCTATAGGAAATGTTTGATACTGTATAGCCATTAGTAATGTACTCTAGTGTCTCTTACATAGTTCGTTCTATTTATAAAGGTACTTCTTAGATGTTTAATACCCATAAGAAACTTTTGCTGTAAGGCATTAGCTGCTTGCATATCACCCTTAAACATAAACAAGTAGTACATAGCACCGTCTACAATAACGTGTCTAAAGTACTCTGGTAAAGAGGGTACATCAGTAGAGTTAACTAAATCGACAGGTAGTCTGTAATACTCATAAAAGATAGTGTAAGCTTTGTCTGGAGCAGGCACTAATCCATACTCTCTACTAGGTGTTTGAAACACATAACGTGGCATACCTTTTAACTCAGAGTTATACTCGTAATCTGCGTATTTGTCAAGATATTCTTCGTATGAAATCAATTTTAATTTAACTGTTTCATTACCTAGTGTAGCACTTCTAGCTATTCTAAAGCTATCCCAATCAATAGTCTTAGCATCCCCGGGAGTGGAATACCTAACAATGTTAGCTGTAAGTGTCTCTTCTTCCTCAGAGTGATTAAAAGGCCACTCATATTCGTGCTGATTTATAAAGTTAATTGAGGAGTTAACAGAGTCCTTAATAGCAGAATAGTAACCAGTAACTGTATCAAAGTTAGCTGTTGTAAGTTCTACCTCATTAGACCTTCTGTTTATGTCGTTAACTATACCTAAAAAGTCGTATGCCATATTACTGTTCCCGCATTCTTATTTTAATAGATCTCTCTACAGTATTAGCTAAGTTGTTAGTTATACGACAGGTAAACTTGTAGTCAATATTGTTTAGTCCACCAGCAATATATATTGTCGCAACTGTGTCAGTATTAGTCGTAGACGTAATAGTTATATTATTGAGAGTTTGCCCAGCCGTGACCTCTTGCATAACACGGTTCTCATCTCTAAGAAACCATTGAACACTTGATATTGTCTTATCACCTAGAAAACGTGACCAATCAACACTATAGTCAAGTGTTTCATCTGGGTCTTTGTTAGGCCACCTAAACGCCATTTTATGATCCTTTACTTAGTAATGTAGATAAACCTGTCAAAAGGTGTATCATCTTTTTCTACGAATACTGTTCTAAGTTCTTCTACTATAACAACAGTTCTTTCATCAGATGTACTTGGCATTAAGCAGCCCTCGAAATATAAACAGTTCTTGCTCTATCATAAGCATTCTTAAACTCTTCAAAGTTAAACCCATCTGTAGATAGTGTTATAGAACCTCTACCCACAGTAACTAACGGTAAGGTACTTAGTTGTACAGATGCGTTTATTACACCCTTTACTTCATCAGAAGCATTGAAAGCAGAGCTTGCAGAAGGCAAAGTTACACTAACGTTTATAGTTAGCGTACCTACTTGACAAGGACTTTCAAGCCTTCTTAGTACAGCTTCCTGTGATTCTACTCCACCAAACTGAACGGCTGTGCCAGCTTCTACACCCGTTACATCTACTACTAGGTTAGTTCCAACCTGACTAGATATACTTGTAACTAATGTTACAGAGTTAACTTCAACGGAAGAGTCATTGATAGTAGATAAGTCACCTGTCTGGCCTTCAGAGCCTACACCTTGAAGTAGGTCTGTAGAGTTACCAGATAAGTTTCCAACTTGTGTGGAAGTGCTTACATCATCTAAAGTTGATCCACCACCAGCAACAATTTGACCTACAGATACTTGAGAAGATACCGACAGTGAGGGTGGTATAATTTCATCAATGTCAACTACTAAGTCAGAGACTTGTGATGTAGAAGTGACTGTCGTTAAAGTAGTAGATAGGTTAACTGATAGGTTATTAAAGGTTACACTTGAAGATACACCAGTTAAAACATCTGTTGTAAGAGAAACTAAATCTGTTACAGAGGCTTGAGAGTTTGTAGTATCAAGTATTACAGAAGAAGATACTGACTTACCAACATCGTTTACTGAAGATGTAAAGTCTGCAGAAGGTAGTGTCTTATTGCTTGAGTGTACCTGAGTGACAGATGTTAAGGCTGCTACGCTAGATGTTGAGTCAAGAGTTTTACTGCTGCTAACTAAAGTCTCTTCTAAAGCCTGTACTTGAGCAGAAAATGAAACCCCTGTAGGAAATGCTGTAACATTTGAACTAAAGATAGCAGTTACACTATTAGCTGCTACACTAGTACTGACTAAATGATTTGATAAGTAAGGGCTTTCAAATACTGGTATGTCTGAAGTGGCGGCGGTAGAGCCATTTGAAGCGCTATTAGAAAAGTTAGACTGAGCATCAGCCCAATCTGAAGCAGGATTAACGTGCGCCCCCGGTATAGAAGAGCTAGGGTTTGATACTGATGTTCTTTGACTCCAAACCTTAGCACGTAGTGTATTACTGGGAACAGAAAGATTTACATTATGTAATAGACCGTCAAAGTATCTTGTACTTGAACTAAACCCGGGGCTAGTACCAAGTGTGAAATCAAAAGAAGAAGAACTGTACCCTAGCCAAAATTTGTAAGAGCTGCTTGAGTAACTTCCATAGCTTACACTCATTAAAGAGTTCTCACTGTGAAGTAGTTGACCAGTTACAGCATTATGGACTTGTGCATACAGTGTCTGACCACTATTGTATACAGTAATCCTATACCAAACCTCCTTACTAAAGCTGTAATTTAAAGTAAAGTTTCTATATGTTTTTCTAAGTAATGAGGATATAAGCGTTAAGCCTACCTCTATGGAACTTCCTTGTCTATATATGTGTAAGTCATTGTTATAACCACTGTTATTATAAGCAGGGTTTCTAGACTCAAACAAATACTGAATCTCTGTATCACTTGCAGAACTATCTACTTTAAATTCTAGACTAACTTTGACACTATCACCTGAGTATCTTGTTCCCCCTACAGAGGTGTAAATAACTCCATAAGTAGATAAGGATGAACCAGAGCGCGCTCTACCAGAGTAATATAGATTAGGCGTTAGAAAGTCACCTAAATTAACCGTTGCATTAACAGGTATGCCTACAAACGGTAAATCGTTAACATCAACAGAAGATGACACTCCTGATAATGATACCTCGTCACTAACAAATACAACTAAAGTATTTACAGTAGCAGAGCTAGAAACGTTTACTAAGCTCTCATTTGAAGATGCAACTAAAGATAAGTCTGTTGCTGATAAGCTTGAGCTTAAAGAGGAAAGCGTTTCTGAGGATTCTGCATTAGTTTCAACAGAAGAAACACTTACTGTAGAGGAAACAGACGTTAGTTCACCTATCTCATCAGTTGTACCTACAAGAGAGCCTACTTGAGAAGTAGAAGTAACCTGATTAATCTCTACACTAGAAGATACAACAAGAGAGGGGCTAGTAACGTTACCAGTTACTGATACAGCTACAAGATGCTCTGATGGGCCTATCTGTGGAGTTCTTACTTGACCTGTAGCAGATACAGATGTAACGGATTTGTTAGAACTTGTAGACGCACTAGGATCGTTTACTGACCCAGTTGAAGATACTGATGCAAGAGATTTGTTAGAACTTGTAGACCTTGTAATAGTGCCTACTTGACTTGCAGTAGATACAGAGTCTAATGTAGTTGAAACCCCAACTACTTGACTTAGTGTACCTAGTTGACCTGTAGTAGAGGTAGTAGAAAGAGATACGTCTACTGTAGTTGAAAGAGACCCTTGTGTAACCTGAGAGGAAACATTTGAGATAGATTTAGTGGAACTATTAACGCCTACTACATCGTTATGTATTACTTGGCTCGCTACACCAGACAAACTAATAGACGATGAGACTACTACAATCCCATCGTCTGATAGTGGTGCTGATGCGAGAGGACTAAAGCCTAGCATTGGTTAGCCTTCTAGTGGCGCTGATGGTGGCGTGAAGTTTGCGGTGTAGCGAGACTTGCCTATGGTAACTCTAAAATCTTGGATGTAGCCTTGTATAGAGGCTGCGCCGCTGCCATTCGAATAAGCATATCCAATTACAAACGGATTACTTAAAGAAAAATCTATAGCACTAGAATGTGATGCAATAGATGAGCCATCGACATAAATCTTAGTGACACCTGATGATCTGGATACTGCAATATGATGCCAAGCATTTGTTAAAGATGACGTTGTACCGCTAAAAACGCTACCAAAGCCAGTTCCAGAAGAATTACCTACAGTAATAGAAGTTGAGGTTATTCTAACGCTAAAACCACCGGAACCGTTAGAAAGTCTATTTCCCATAAGTTCCAAGCCAGATTGGTAATACAACCAACACTCTGCCGTAAAGTCTTGTGTGCCTAGTAGTACGGGTTCTTGAGAAATAATATAATCAGTAGTTCCATCAAACTTCATAGTTTTAGTATTAGCCCAGTTGCCTGTTCTAACCTCATCAGTTGAACCAGTAGTATTACCAACCAGCTTTAGGTTAGAGCCTTGCGATTTATCTATAATCGAAGCATCTGTACCTTTGATGTGTAGCTCTGCGCCAGTTGAAGACAAAGGAGCAGTAGGAACTGTAGTTCCATCTAAAGCCGATCCGTGTGTCACTCTAATGTCAGATAAATAACCTTGCATAAGGTAGCTTGCACTACCGTTATTTTTACCAATTATAAAATTACCCGAACTACCAGCGACATAATTAGTGCTATCAGAGTAAGTGCTTCCGTCTTGCTCACCGTTTACAAAAAGTTTTAATGATCCACTGTCTCTATGTACCGTTATAAAAAACCATTGCCCTAAACTAATATCTTTTGTTCCAGTTATTCGGTTAGAGCCTCCTTCAGCTACAACAATTTTATTTGACCCATTTTTGGAAATACTAAGATAATCTCCATTAGCTCCGTATTGCCTAAAGTCAATTAAATAATCCTGATTATTAATGGCTTCTGTGTAGTACCAAAGTTGAACTGTAAAATCATTTGTACCAAACGCCCCAACATTGGTGCTATGGGGTATTTCTAAAGTATCCCCATTACCATCAAAATACACAGACCCACCGTGATCAGTTGCTGAGTATTCTTCGTAGTCGTAGGGTGAAAATGGTTTTGTTGAAACATCGCCGTTTACTGTGATAGAGTGATCGTTAGTTGATCCATCCGCAATGTAGGGTAGGTGGCAAGCAAGTAGTTGTGTATTAGTTACGGCAGTAAGGCGTTCAGTTGGGCCACCTGATGCTGGTGTAATAGCGGTTCCTTTGACAAACCTAACATCGGATATATAACCAGTAAAATGTCTATTTACAGTGCTATTTGAAGAAGCCCCAATGCGTTGGTTACTGCTTCCAGTTGTAGACGCAGTTATTGAAGACGTATAGTTCTGAACACCATCAACGTAAGTTGTGACTGTTGTTCCACTGTTCGAAATGACCCAAGCCAAATGGTGCCACGAACCATCATTGATTGTACTGACCCCTGTGCCGCCTGTGTTGTTAATCCAGCTTCCTTGAGAATAAATTGTTTGGTAGCCGTTATATAATCCAACTTCCATTCCGTTGAAGGGGGAAGGTGGGTTAAAATTACTGAATATTGCAACGTGGCCTGTTCCTGTCGTATTTACCCACGCTTCGATTGTTGTGTTTGATGTTTCGGGGAGAAGGTCAGTTGCTGTGGCAGATAGCTGTAAATAATCTGACCCATCAAAGTAAGTGCTATAACCTCCGCTGCGATAAGGGCTAAACGTACCAGCGGAAGTATCGCCAGTTACTGTAATGCTATAGTTATTAGAAGAGCTATCGGTAATATTATTATTGTCAGACGTACCCGTAGCAGTGGCTAACAAAGTTGTGTGGTTACTATCCGCTACAATCGTAATAAACGACAAGCTAAACTCATTAGCGCTTGTAGCCTGATTAATGCCATCTGATGCAGTAAACGTGATAGTAAAAGTAGCATCTTGGCTGGCGTGAGGCGTCACTGTGAATACGTTTGAATTGCTACCAGTGCCTTTTGTTACAGTAGACCCGTTTAACGATCCGCTAGTAACGCTGTAGTCGTAAGTCAGAGGTACTTCCTCTGGATCAGCCGCTGTAACCGTAATCACCGTAGCCGTACCATCGGTAGCCAAAGTAAATGGCGTAGTATTGCTAGAGGCGTCTTGGACAGAGGTAATGTTAGGGTTTGTATTCACCAAGCTAACAGAGTACCAGCCAGAGCCATTATTGATATAAAAACGATTAGTGGCAGTCACATAAGCCATATCGCCAGCGCTGTTGCCAGACAACGGTAATAGATCAGCCGTGGCATAGACTACAGCCCCAGCCGCAACGGTATCAAACGCTACGCCGCCAGAGCCAGTAGACTTCAGAAACTGACCGCTAGTGCCATCGTCTAAGACGTTTGCAAGGGTGCTGAGATTTGATGCGTTGCTCATAGATTAGTCCTTAATGACCTGTAAAACCTGTTGGAACAGAGCTATTAAATGTGCCAGAACCAGTAATAATATCGGCTGTGATGCTTGCTCCACTGCTAGAATCGCAAGCTACAGCAAGTTTAAAGGCCGTTGTATTGGCATCACCGCACAAAAAACTAGAAGATGTTGTTGCTGGGTCTTCGTACCAGCTTCCATTGGTTCCAATCCAAACTTCTCGTGTTGCAGTATCGTATGCAAGCATATAATAATTGCCACTTCCTGTCACGCTAGACAGGTTAGTAGTCACATTCCCTTTAAATTTATTGCCAGTATCTCCATTAATGATAACGGTGCCTGAACTGTTATACCCGTGGCTTGAAGAGTATGTTGATGGAACAACACCTATCATTATATCACTTGCATTTGAGGTTAGCTCTACTTCAAAATATTTTTTACCAGTGTCGAGTGTGTCGGAATACCCCATACCACTATAAACTGTAGCGCTGGTGAAGGTCGCACTAATTGTGTTTGTTCCCGCTGTTGTAAATGGTGAAACGTTTGGAGTGGTTATATCTGTACTAATTACCAAACTAACATTTGTCGTAGCAGTAGAAACTTGCGCTCCATCACTAGCTTTTGTTCTAAATATAAAAGAACCAGCGTGGCTGCTATTAGTCGAGGGCGTTAATGTAAAAACTCCGTTGCTTTCACTGACATTTGTAATTTGATCTGGCAATGAACTCGCCGTGTAAACTGTTGATCCGCTAATTCCATCCCAATCATAAGTTACGGGAAAACCATTTTCGTCCACAGCAACGGCTGTAATAGTCGATGTTGAACCACTTGAAAGTGCCAAAGTAGAAGCAGGCGTTGTCGTAAACTGTGGGCCTACATTTCCACCGTGTTGTATGCGCTCCCAAGCAGATCCTGCTCGAATGTACAGAACGTTTTTATCTTCATCAAATGCCAAATCACCCTCTGAAGGAGAGGATACAGCATCTATTGCAGCTTTGTTTGTATAAGTCGTTACGCCGCCACCAGAAGCATCAGCAAAAGTCGCAACTCCGCTGCCTTGCGAAGTCAGAACTTGCCCAGAGGTAGCATTGGTTATGGCTGTAGCTATGTTGCCTAGATTGCGGTTGTTGCTCATTCAATTAAACTCCAAGCCTGATTAACCTCATCCCACTCGTAATCATTGCCATCTGAGGGGTATGCTACTGGCGGTTGCCACTGACAGGTTTCTTCATCTAGCGTCCAAGAAACAAACGGGCGAGGCGCTAAGAAAGCATTTCGAGCAGCATCATAAGAATACCCAACGCCAGCAAAGTTCTTTCTAAAGTTGCTATTGTAGCTTGTTTGCTTCCAAGAGCCGCCGAATAGTTGCTCACAAAAGCTAACGCCTAAAGCCTCTTGCTCAACACCGTTCTCATCAAGCAAAACATCGTTTGCGACTACGATTACTCGTTGAACAATTCTCTGATCATTTATCTCTGCAAAATGTGCCATCAGAAAGTAATGCTCCCTGATCCAGTAAATTTGTAAATATTATAATCACCGTTTTGTGAGGTAACACATCCCGAAACAGTATCTCCAATAGTGTAATCAGATGAAGCAGTACCGTTTAAATTAGAAGCAATTGAGGTTGTTCGTAGTATAACAACACCCGAGCCTCCGTTACCTCCATTTCTGGCTGACGCAGCGCCACCGCCACCACCAGTGTATTGAGTGCCAGATTGAGGATCTTCCACATTATTTCCATAAGTTCCATCGCCGCCACCGCCTTGACCGCCAGAACCTCTAGTATCAGCGCCTCGACCGCCGCCTCCACCTGCATAATAGGTAGAAGTACCAGTAATACTGCTAGTTAATCCATCACCACCAGTACCACCTATTTTTGTGTTAGAGGGGGGTGCAGTACCCGCTTGACCAGCGCCACCGCCGCCTCCACCTGCATATCCACCAGAGCCACCATTACCTTGGGAACCATCATTACCCTGACCAGATGTACCAGATCCAGCCGTCCAATTTAAATGTGCAGCACCACCACCAGATCCACCATCTAAACCAACAGAGCCACCTCCACCACTATTTGTACCAGCCCCACCACCGCCGCCAACAGCGGTAGTAAAAGATGAACCGCCACCAGTTATGGATGAATTACCCCCATTTCCTCCTTGCCCTCTGCCCGAAGGCCCAGAGCTTGTAGTTCCCCCAGAACCGCCAGAACCTACAGTAATTGTGTAAGTAGACCCTAAAGATAAATTTTGGTTAGTGTAAGAAACAAATCCACCCGCACCACCGCCTCCAGCGCCTCGACCATTACTGTCACCAACATAGCTATTTCGCCCACCACCGCCGCCGCCAGCTACAATTAGAAGGTCTGCTGTTACAACTATAGAAGGCCAGTTATCGGCCCTTTTTTCATCAGCAATGTTATTAGTGGAAAAAATTCCAGAAGCAGATGCTCCGCTTACTGAAGACTTTTTGCCAATAACTGATGAATTATAACGCTGCACTAGCTGATCTCCTCGTAGGAACATACAGCATTTACATCGGCAGCAGTCGAAGGTGTAATTTGTAACGCATCGCCTTCTTCTAAATAAATTGCTTTAGATAAAACATCTAAAGATGCATCCGCTGGAATTACTAAAGTAGACGCTATAAAATAAGAGTTAGACGAACGTAAAATAGAAACACTTACCTCTACGTTACTTGTTCCGTCTACGTTAGAAATTAAGAGAGCGTTCACTTTAAATACTTTGTTGGAACTAGCAGAATTAGCAACAATAGAAGTTGCAGTGTTATCCGTAAGATCCGAGGATTTTAAAACCGCCGTTTTACCAGTAATGGTAGCGACATTAACTATGTTAGGTGCTGTCATATTTTAACCTCCAAATACGATAGCCATAGCAATCGCCTTTCCTGTGCTAATTCCGCTTGAGGGTGCGGCAGCAAACTCTAACGCTGTAGCTCCGCTATTCATTTGTAAGATTTGACCCGCTGTGCCTAAGCTTGAGGGCGTGTCAGTGAAATCTAAAATACTGTCATTTGCCAATGAACCGTGTTCAACCACCTCAACCACATCGCCAGAAGCAAAAGCTGAAAAGCCTGTGATCGAAGTGCCGTTGCTTGCTGTGAAATCTACGCCGCCGCCTCTAAGCTTAACGCCGTTCTTGAAGACCGCTACTTTATCAGGAGTGTAGTCTACTGTAACCGAAGTTGCCCCTGTCGTGACCGTAGGAAACGTACTGGCATACGGGCTGGCAAACGGTGCGCCATATTCGACAACTTCCACAACATCGCCTACAGCCGTTGCGCTAATAGTGATCTGCGTATCAGTAGCCGTAACTTCGCTGTCTTGCAGCTTAACGCCGTTGAGAAACACTGCAATGTTAGCCGCTTTCCAAGAGCCAGTGAAAACAGTTGTACCTGCAGAAGAAACTACAGTTTTCGTAGTAGTGATGGGTACTAAAGAGCCGCCAGAAGAACTGCCAGAGCTACCACTAGCCGTAACAACGCCAGAACCATCTATAGATAAACCTGTACCGATCTTAATACCGCCAAGCGTAGAGCTAGAGGCAGTAGGCAAAGTGTAGTTGTTAGCGCTGGTAGCCACCCCATCTAGCTTTGTCTTGTCGGCTGATGACATAAGGCCATCGGCTGATGTCGTGGCGTTGGAGTAGGTTGTACCACCCATAGATACAGCGCCACCCATACCGCTGTGATTAGCGCAGTAGTAGTATAATGCTGGGGCGTCTTGCTCTAGCTTGACCTCAATAATAGCACCCGCACTACCCGCCGTACCTATACTCGTAATGCCTGTAGTGAACTGAGTTCCGCTGTTGTGAGTGCCATCTGAGGTGGTACTAAAGCGTAGAGGGTGACTAGCATTTGTGCTATCAGAAACATCAAAGCGGTAGGTAACAGACGGTACTAAAGTAATCGTTTGATTAGCAGTACCATCAATCAGGTAATTACCACCCGAAACAGTAACCGTAATATCAGCATAAAGCAGATCAAGATCATCTGCAGAAGCACTGATAAAGACCTTGGCGCTACCAGATAAACTAAGTAACTGACCAGTGCTAGAGCTAGTTAAAGTCCTAGAAGTTAAGCTAGGGCCACTACTATCGTATACTGCAGTTCCTACTTCCCAAGCACTGCCATCTTCAATCACATAACGTAGAGTATGTCCATTTAAAGAAGTAGGTACTACTTGAAACCCAGACTCTGCAGAGCCTAAGCTTATAGTAGTACCTTGACCAGTAGTAGATGTACTGACTTTTACACGATCAGCAAACTTTGCCATAAGTAGCCCTAACTATTTAGGTAAGACGAATAACAGCGTTTGTAGCATCGGCTGTTGGGAACTGTACAGTAAGTGTACCAGAGGTTGCACTAACCGTGCCACCAAAGTCAAATACTGCAATAGCTTTGTTTGACTGAGAAGAGTTGTAAATAATACAACCATCTGCAGAAACTGTTACGTTGCTGAAAGCTTCATCAGCAAAGTCAACAAAAGCTGTAGTTCCAGTAAGTGTAATAGAAGGATTATCTAAAATTCCCCCGCCAGCACTATAACCAGTACCAGAAGCTTCATCAGAGTTACCTGTAACGTCAGAGTAGTTAGTAGTTGCAGCACCATATGTGCCTGTAGGAGTAGCTTTAATTAAAGCTAACTTTAAAGTATCCGTATCAAGATCGTGAACACCTCCAAGCAATTCTTCCTTGAAAGTGCTGCACATTGCCGTAGTGATTGCCATAAGAGGTATCCTTTTTCAATGCAAGACTGAGAAAAAGAGTAGGCCACAGTTAAGCAGCCTACTCTCTAACTATTTAAGCAGCGTTGTATACTGCAGTTACCAGAGCCTCTGGACGTAGAATTTTACGCCCGTAAAGATGCATACCGCGAACAATATCAGCGAATGAATCTGGGTCACGATAAGTCTCAACTTTGTTGAGTTGCTGTGCAGTTGCAACAGCGGAGTCGTGTCCAGCTACAATAACGCCATAGTTATCGTCCTGTGCAGTAGTACCTGTGGTTCCGGGGCCAGTTCCCTTCGCAGGAAGGTTGTTTGACTGGTAAATACGGAAACCGTGAAGGTTGTTAAGTACCAGACCGTTTTGCAGTCCTGCACCACCGAAGTCAGCGTTCAATACGCGAGAATCTTCGTCTTTCAACATTTCCATAAATACCGGGTCAACACAGAGCCAACGACCACGAGTATCAACATTAGCCTGATCCAAAACGCGACCCATACGGGCTACAACTTGGAGAGGTGTTGCTGTGGTAGCTGATGCTGCAGTTGCACCACCAAAGCGAGGAGCCAACGGAATTGAGTCACCAGTTGTAGCTGCAGAAGCTGTAGTAGTGATGTTTCCGAAGTCTGACATATCCAAATGATTGGCTTTCAGAAATTCTCCGTCAAGTTGGTTTGCCGTTTGATGCGAAGCAGTACCACTTACAGTAGTAATTTTTGCACCTGCAGCTGAATAACCAGACATATATGACAATACGTCAGCATCCATAGCGTCAGCCATTTTATATGCTGCACGATCAGATGACAAGCGCATAAAGTCGTGATGTGCTTGTTGCTCTTCGATATCGTCAAGCTTGAAGGCAAAATAGTTGGCTTTGTCGATAGTCAACTGAAAGTCATTGTCAACGAGGTCTTGTGCCGAAACGGTTGTACCACGTAGCAAAGCATTCACAGTGATATCAGGCTCCTTAAGAATACGCACTGTATCCCCTTGGTTCGCAATCTCACCAAAATATTCTGAGTTAGTAATTGCATTTACAGTAGCAGCCTTGCGGAACGCAATCTGTGCCTGTTTTGAGTAGATAACGCTGGAGAATACTCCATTGTTCAAGTTGGTATAGCCAGAAGCTTTTCCAAATGCAGCCATAATTAATCTCCTTATAGATATGACCGTTGAGTTTTACAGATCCATATCCACAACAGAGGCCAAATCTTATTTAGGTAGCTTATTATTAAGGTATGCCTACCGTATCTAATAAGGGCTAAACGTGTCTGGGTAGTCTTTTAGTGGCTAGAGTCTTAGTTTAAATACACATTTTAAGTGCACACTATACAAGTTATACTAAACTTGCAGCTATTGTCAATACTTATTTTGACAAATCATAAATAAATTTACCCGATTTCTGAGCTTCGTGTATTTCTTCGTGATGTTTTTCAAACTCTTTGTCACTCATTTTAGCAACATTTGATTCACGCCAAAAGTTTTTACTCTCATCATCGTTTACAGTTGTTCTACCTTTAGTCTTAACAGAAGAGGCAGCAGCCTTATCTGAACTATTAGTAGACTTAGCCTTAATACCTTTGTGTGACTTATAGAGATCAATAGCTACAGCTACAGATTTAGCATCCTCTGAGTTTTCATATAGAGCATCTTGTACAACTTTAGGTTGTTTCTCTGCCCAGTTGTGAAAATCATCTGACGCACGAATCTCTTCAAAGTCAGGGTGTAAAGACATAAGCTCTGCTTCAGCTTTTTCTTTCTTAGCTTGAACACGTAACTCTTCTATTTCTTTGAGGCGCGTGTCCAAGGAAGAAGCTTTTTCAGCAGCTTTATTTTCTGCAATAGCTTCGACAATACCCGCAACATCAGGGTACTTAGCTGTCCAAGCCTCAATCTCTTCCTTAGATTTGGGAAGAACCAGTTCATTCTTAGAAGCTTTTTCAAGTTGTCCTTGTAGCTTTTCAAACTTTTCATTCCAATCTTTTTCCTTACTCTGTAAAAGCTTACGTATATCACCGTATCGCTTTTTAAAAGATTTCTCTTCAGCGCTTAGTCCATCTGTTCCTGCATCATCCGTTTCGGACTCTTTGGATTCCACTGACCGTGCTTCTTTTTGTTCCGTATTACTCTCATCTGAAACTTGGGTGTCCTCAACGCTTTCGCTATCGGGTTCCTGATTATCTTTTGCTTCTTCATCACCCTGTTCACCTTTTAACAGTGCATCTAGTTCACGTTGCTCTTTTTCAAGAAGTTCTTTGTTACGCTCGTGTGCATAACTGTCAGCTTTAATAATAGTTTGTTCTGTCATAGACATATTGTAGTTCCTTTATGTTGGGGCCAGCATTACTGCCGGGTAGCCTTATAGTTATTTAGATTTCCTCATTAAGCCGCCTTTTGCTCGACCGCCTACTCCAGCACCTTTCATACCAGACTTTTCTCTTTCTTTAGCTGCAGCTTTAGAAGCAGCTTGTACATCAGATGTCTTATAAGTTTTCATCGTTTTTGTACTACCATCACTCTGTTTAACTTTTGCTGTACCAGAGGGAGTATTTTTAAATGGGTCATCATCACGACGATTTCTTCCTGTAGATCTTGGCCCCATTGTACTTTCTTTTACAACAGGTTTTCGTCTACCCCCAGAAATAGATGCTTGTAATCCAAGTTTATTACCCTCTATATCAGTAGCCTGTATTCCGGGTTGACCATCAAATCCAAGTAAATCTCCTAAGAATGTGTCAGCAAACCCAACTTGTTTATCCCCAGACGTATCTTGTAGACCCTCAGTTAAACTTCTTTGACCACCAAAGATTCCAGACCCTGACTCTTCTGTATCAACTGTTTTATCAAAGATTTGACCTAATTTAGCCCTATCCTCTGGTGTTAAAGGTGATCCATCAAGGTTTGTTCCAGATTTTAATCTTCTAACAATCTCAGCGTTAACATCTGCAGCTTTCATTTCTCTACCAATACGCATCGCAGTTCCAGCAAGAGGTATTGCATAACCTACTGCCTTCTCTAATATACCAGCGTCAGCGGTTCCATCACCTAACTTTTCAAGCTCATCCGTACTAAGACTTGTTAAATCAAACTTATTTTGTTCACCTTGATCAGGCGGGAATATAGGATCATCACTATCATCAACTCTTGGTGCTTCAAGAGCTTGCTCAGTTCTAGCACCAACCTCAGTATACCCTGCAGGAATAGGTGACATAGGTTGACCATCAACATAACGAATAGTAATAGTTAAACCTGCTTCGTTTTCAAAGGTCTTCCATTCCTGCGATGGGCCACCAGAACCCATAAAGGAAGCAGGGAACTTTGCCTCTAAAGCCTCTCTGTCTAGAAAACCACCCTCGTTCATCTGTACAGGTTCTTCTTCTACTTGTAGTTCAGATACGTCAAACGGTAAAGGATTTTCTTCTGGCACAGGTTGACCACCAATACGTCCATTAGCTTCCATATCCTCAAAACCAGCCTTAGCTTGATTACGTAGATCTTCAAAGAACTTAACACCGTAGTACCGTACTACATCAGCGGGTACGACATACTCACCCTCACTAAGCCTTGCATCAATGTCATCACGTACCTCTTCTGGAAGAGATCCCGGTGGCACTTCATTACCTGATACGGGGTCTACCTCTTCTACAGAGCCGCCCAGCGCAAAGGCCATTTGTGTTTGTTCTTCCATAGCCATTCCACCTTTATTAAATGCATAGTCTTCGATATTACCTTTTTTAACATTCTTACCTAACACTAAGTTACCAACCTGTATAACTTCTTCCGCTGCTTCTAAGGGTAATCCTGTTGCTCTGTCATAAAAGAAACCCGCTCTAACAGGGTTGTAACCAATTTGAACCCATTCTGAACCTTCTTTAAGAGAGTCTTCAAACACACTTTCAGCGTACTGGTACACCTCTTCTGGACTTAGTTGTTGATACTTCCCTTGCATAACAGCGTGTGGCCCCTTTCCAGCACCAGCCGCTATACGTAAAGACTTCTTTTGTAAACCTTCTGGTTGAAGCATATCCACATCTTTTAGAAAAACAGCTTTACCATACGCAGTAGGACTAAAACCTTCTGCTACATCTTCTGTAGTTCTAACAGCAGCTACCCACTTGTCGTGATCAGTATAACCATTTATATCTAACCTAGAGGTTACAATCTCATCTTGTCTGAATTGTCTATTAACACTTAGTATACCAGTTTTCTTTTTACTTAAAGTGGTAGTTTTTTCACCAAGAGCGCCAACAACATCAATGTTATCTATAAGCTCTGGCATTGTAGTAATAGGTTTAATAGGGTTTATTTCATTTACTGCAGCCCTGTACTTTGCAAGTAATTCTCTACTTGCCTCTGCACCATTAGCCTTTAGAGAATCTTGATACTCTTTAGCAATAGCCATAAGAGTTTCATCTCTACCCTTTAGCTGTTTTCTTCGTTCATCACTTGTTGTATTTTTAGGATCTTTTTTCCAAGCTGCAAGATCCTCATCTGTAATATTTGCGGCATCTTTTGTAGGTAAACTTTCATCTACAACCATAGTTCTAGGCTTTGATGGTACATCTCCTGTGCCTTTATATATAGTACCGTCTGGCATTTGTATATCTAGACTACTAGGATCTGCTTTAGGGCCAATTCTATAAGGAAGTTTAATATCTAGGGTAGCAAGGTTTTTCCTTAAATTAGCATTGCTTACATTACCCTTTGCCCATTCATCAATCATATTTTCCATTTTAAGAGTAAGGTCATAGTCATACTCTACATCAAAGGGAGATACTTCTTTTTTAGAAACAGGTGGTATGTTAGTAGTACCCTCTATAGCAGTGTCAGTCTGTTTAGCTAAGTCTGCACCCTTACGGATCATACTCTTTGCTACAGGCCCAAGAGCAGGTAAACTACCTAAAGCCTCAACACCCGCAAGCATACCAATCTTTAAATAGTCAGGCTCTTCTTTTTGTAACTCTTTCTGTACTTCTACTACTGAGTCTACTGGTGTAGCTAAACTTACGGCTGTATCAGCAGCGGTGACTGACATAGGTTCCTCTGTCCTATCACCAAACACCTTGGAGAAGTTGTCTGCAGAAGGAGCAACCTCTGCTTTTTCCTCTGGAGTCATATCAGATAAACGTTTACGATAGTCAACCATTCACTATCTCCTTGAGTAGCTTTAAACGCCTTAGAGTACTAATAGCACCCTGCGCTGAATAGACCTCTTGTACAGAACCAGCTTGTTCCATAGTCCTGTGCTGTGTACCTATAAGGTTATCAATAAGCTCATTAAACTCATCCATAGCTTGCTTATTGTTAGCGAACTGTTTAAGCGACATTACCAGTAAACCCTTGTTCCCCCGGTGCGGGTGCTGTACCAATACCCATCTGTGAAGCACCACCACCTGACGTATCAGCTACCCCCTGTGGCCCTTGTCCTTGAGGAGCCTGACCTTGGGGTGCTGGAACGCCTTCTGGCCCTGTAGGGGGCTGTTGTGGGGCTTGGAAGCTCTTTAAGATCTCAGCCTGTATAGCTGCATCTTGCATAGAGTTTGTAACCTTATCAGGATCAAGATCCATAGACTTAGCAATCTCACGTATAATATAGTCCATCTTAGCAAACGGTGCTAGTGTTGGGTTCTGTGCTACCTGTAAGAACTGCATCAGACGCTGTGAACGTACCTCATTAGCCATCAAACTCTCTGTACCAGATGCACGTACCTCTAGATCACCACGAATATCTGAGTCAAAGTCAAACTGCATATTAAATGCAAAGAAAGCTTTTCCTAGTGGACGTATAAGGTAATCATCCACGTTTTTAACAACATTTCGTATGCTGCCATTAGCTGCAGACATAAGCATAGAGATGCCAGAAGCAGTTCGCCCCACTCCGCTAACACCAGTCTGACCGTGTGCAAAGCTTGGGAAACCTGTACTTTCATCTGCTAAAACCCTAGCCTTATCAAATAGTTGCATATTTTCTTGGGCTACATTGGGAAACTTGGTGCCAAAAATTCCTTGACCCGGGGCACCCCCCTGTCTCCGAAACACTTTCCCGGGATACACACTTAAGTCCTGCCCCGGCACTAAATTCGTTTCGTCAACTTCTATGATTAGATTACCAGATAATGCAGCATTGTCAATAGCCATACGCATAAACCCATTCATAAGAGTTTGCGTATCATCCATATTTTCCGCAATACCTACCCCAAAGAATGAGTAAGGGTTATGTTCGTATGGTGTTGCATAATAAGGTATAGTTGATGGCTTAAAAGGATTAAGAACAAAGCGTAGAACTTCACCATTACAAACCCAGATATTACAGTTAAGCTCTTCTAAGTTCTTGTACTCACTAGGAATAGATACACCATTCTCTTCAAGTAAACCTGTGTCTACATAACCCCAGAACTCAAGTACTTCCCAGCGCTCTGTAGAAGCCTCAGTGTCACTGTCTTCCATAGTTTGTTCCCAGTACTTCATATCGTAGTCTGGGCCTCTATCTACGGCAAGCTCTACAGCGTCACTCATAAAGTAAGGACGATGTTTTAAACTACGTAATTCAGTACGAGACATCTTATGACGCTCTACAACGTACTCTGCATCATCCATAGATGTAGCTTCTGGGTCAGGGTAAAAGTTCCACACACTAACGTGACTTGTAGATGGTACAGTCTTTACTAGTGGGTCATACTCACCCTCTTCGTTCCAATTAGGATACTCTTTATCTACAGCAAACGGGCCTTTCATAACACCAGTTCCTAGAAGAGCCATCTCAAAAGCCATACTACGCAAATGTTTATTAGCACCTGACTCTACAAGCTGATCGTGTATCTTCTTTTCCATCTTTTTAGCAGCAACCATAGCGGGGTGAAAGGTCACTGTAGTAGAGGTGGTTCCCTCTCCCTCTACAACTTTTTCACTTACGGGTGCAAGCTTATCAGTCAATGGGCCAAGACGTTTCTGTAAGTCTACAATAGTTTCACCCGGAAGTAGTTCTGTGTCGGGGCCAATAAGGTAAGGCTTTGGAGCGTCATCCCTAGTAACCGCTGTTAAAGCCTCTCCAGCCTGCGCTGCGTTAGGATCTATGTTTATGTGGACTGATTCAGCTACACCATCTGGTAAAACAGAGGGGTCTATAGTTAGTGGAAACTTATTGTTACCAAATAGTACATCTACAATCTGACCATAAGCTGCAAGGGTTTTTGTTTTAGTAACCTTTACGAATACACGAGACTTTTCTGTATCAGTAAACTGAACATCTGTTCCATAAATACCACGATAATTTCTGTAAGCACGTAGCCAACGATCTTCATCACCACTACGAGCATCCTCTGCACGTTTAAATCTCTCATTTACAAAAGATACAACACTTGATACAGATTCAAAGATGCTATCCTCTGCATCCTCTGCCGCTGTAACTTCGTCTGTTTCAAACATAAGTTCGTCTTGTTCTGCCATATTTAATATCCAAAGCTAGGGTCAGAGGCTTGAAACCCTGATCGTTGAGTTGCAGGGTTGTAATCCCAAATAGAACTTCTAGGTCTTGTCATTATACCATACCTTAGAGCGTCATACAAGTGATCTTCAGCATTTGTATCAACATCCTCTGGGTTTCTCTTGTCTAGAGGTATTGACGGTAGTTGAGCTATAGTGTTAGTGCAAGTAGAAAAGAAAACCATACGAGGTTCCTCTGTATGTTCATCTACCTGTAAACGTCTATGCATCTCGTTCTTACCTGCTACACGAGACCCTCTAGATCTATCAGAAGGACGCCATCGGCAACCCTTCATATTCATTTGTTCAGCCAGTGACGGGCCAGTATCACCACGCTTGTGCCATAGAGAACTATCCAGAACACCATATCTAATTGTGCCATCTTCTGCCTCTGCTTCTAGTACCATATCTGCTAGATCAGTAGCTGTAACCTTAGAACAATATAACTCTCTGTAGACAACAAGCTGTTCACTGGGTGATACAGCAATCCAGACAACGCCTGTGTAACTTCCGTAACCGTAGTCGCAAGCTCTAAACTTAGTCCAATTTGAGGGAATTTTAAAAGGCTCAACGATGTGTATGGCTCTGTTCCACTCAGGAAAGGCTGCACCTTCGTTAACATCCCAGTTTCCTTCTAGTAATTGCTTACGTTGATGCTCTGGTAGCGACAAAAGCATTGCCTCATAGTCACCACTCTCAGCTAGGTAAGGGTTATCAAATAGACTAGCAGGTATAAACCTACGTTTAAACAAAGACTGTCCAGCCTTGGAGTGACCCGCTGGATACTTAATCTCTTCACCAGTTTCAATATTAGTTGCCCAGAAAGGTTTATTGTAAGGTGCTGGGTCAATAAACATCTTCTTAACCCAAGAGTGACCGCTACCACCGGGGTTAGTAGTCGCTCTCATATACAGACCCAGTTCCATCGAACTTGCAGATCTCAAGCGACTCCTCATATAATCCCAAGCGAAAGGTGAAGGCCATTGAGTAAGTTCGTCGAACCCAATCCAGTTAAACGCCTGACCCTGATACCTTGTAACGTCCATATCCTTATCCAGATATGACATCCAGAGTCTGCCACCTCTAGGCGAGATCCATTGAGACTTACGTTCAGACCATTTAATGCCGGGAATAGCACGAGGATATAACTCCTGAGATTTTTGTATAAGTTCCCTTAGTTCTTCTGTAGTATGTCGTACTAGCAATCCACTAAAGTTAGGATCGTTTAAACCGTGTAGTGGATCAGCAAGCATTGCGTAAGACTTGCCACCACCAGCACTACCACCATACAAAACTTCACGCTCAGAGGCGCTTAGAAACTCTGTCTGAGGGCCGGGGTTTGGCTTGAACACTACCGACTGTGCTGCCTCGACATCAAACTCAGGAGCCTTAGCCTCTGCAGCAACAGTTTCTAGGGGAGTGGTGACTGTCTCTGTCTTGCTATTCTTCTTCTGAGTACGCCCCGACCCTACCTTTTTCAAGCTTCTTGATTTCCGCAAGGGTTTCTTGGAGCCTTTTGGCAAGTCTGCGTTTAATAATAGCTGCTTTTTTACGTCTTCTGTCAATCTCAACCCGCCTTTTTAAACCCATATGAGATATACACCTATCTGTATGCTTTGTCAACCAAATAGCGACTTCTCTGTAACTATACTGATTTAGGTGTCTCTTTGCTAACTCTAGGGCTTCTAATTCGTGGGGTATGGGTAATAATAACTTATCATTGTCGGGGTCTATTTCATAACCAAAAGGTATTGTTTGAGATACCCTAGCTACAGTGTGCCACTCTTTTTCTTTACCTTTCTTAGGCTTAGGCAACTCCCAGAAACCCAAGTCTCTTTTGTAGTCAATTTGTGGCAAGGTCTACTCGTTCTTTCCTTCTTTGGGGGGTAAGTAAAATATACCGCCTCCTCCCGAAGTAACATCAACCTTGTCTACCTTGCCTAGCCCAGCGCGATCAAGCAAGTCCTTCGCTGCAGCCATCTTGTCACGAATACCTAACTCAGTAGGATCGTATAATGCTTGTGTCATTGCCATAGCTGCCTTTGGTGCAGTACGAGCAAACCAAGTACGTGTCTTTTCACCTATCTCATCTTTTAGAGACTCTACGATAACAGAAGTAGAGCTATTCTCGCCATAGCCAGCTAACTTCTTTGCTTGTACAACATCACCATTAGCCTCATCAAAGAGAACCTCTAGAAACTTCTGTTGTTTTTCTGTTAGTGATCTTGCCATTATAGAGTCCTTAAGTAAACTAAACCAACAAAGCTACCCGTAATAACTAGGAACAACACAAAACCTGCTCCCCATTCTATTAACTTACGCTGCATCTCTATTCGTTTGTGATCGTGTTCTTTCTTTTGCTTTCTTATATCAGCCTCAATACGTAGAAGTTCTTCCCAATGAGAAGGCCCATACATTACACAGATGTAATCTTTTAACTCCTTACGCATAGACTCAGCTTTTTTCTTAGCTGCGAATATCTCCATAGCCTCTGCTTGAACGCCACCACCAAGGGTTTTATACCAAGGTGGTTTAGCGTTCTGTCTCTCAGCAAAATCTAAGTCACTTATAGCACCAGCCCACTGTGTTAGCTGACTACCCATATCTTGTAGGTCTTTACCAACTGCAATACCCTTCTTAAGAGTATTAAATGCTGTTGTTGCCAAACCTATAGCGGTTACTGGATCTATCACTGTAGGAACCCCCTCTTCTAAGTCCACTACCTGTTTGTCTATCTGTATCACCAGATGATACACTAGCTATAACAGTTAAACTTAGAATAAGGGGTAACTCCTTACTTAATCTCACTGTTCTTTGCCGTATACACGATTGTATATCTCTCCTCTTGATATACCCATATCGTGTAGTTCTTTGTCACGCATATTCTGTAAAACCCAGTAGTCTGCTCGACGCTGTTGGCTTTCTTGAATACGTGTTAGTAAGTTCTTAAACATTGCACTATCTCCTTATGTTGTGTGCGGAGATAGTTATACATAATTGTTAGCGCTATAGTAGATATAAAATGTGCATACCCGTTACCCTATAGGCACAAAGGTTTCTGTTACTGTAATGATTGTATCTATATGTCCAGATCCACTAGGAGTAACCCTAATTTCATCACCTGCTTGTAATACCAAATCTATTTCATTAAACGTTACATAATCACCAGCATTAATAGACTTACCCTTTAGAAAATGAGATGTGTAAGTATCAGCCAATACATACCACTCTACTTCAACAGTATTAGTAGAGCCACCACCATTAACTATATGGATAAAGGTAATCTCAGCTACACAATTAGCAGGACAAGTGTAGACAGTCTCTGCACTTGTACCTGTATTATGCCCATAAACAGACTTAATACGTGCTGGTTTACCTTGATTTACAAAAGACATTAGCTGGTCTTAACTTTTCTTGTACCTGCTTGAGAAGGCTTATTAGATGCACCACAGGCTAAACCACCGTGAGCATAACCCATCTTTTTCTTTTTAGCCATACCACCATACATATAGCCCATCTTAGCTGCTACTTCTGGTGCTTTCTTTTTAAGTGCTGCCATACCAGCATTCATTGGTTTCTTTCCCATATCTCCACCTTTTGCCATCCCTACTTTATGATAACCTGTACCCCCACAATGAGAGCATCCCTTACCTTTACACTTTGGACACATTTTCTTTGCCATTAGGCATTCCTATTTCTTCCTGATGCGGTCACTGACCACTTAACTTTCTTAGGCCCAGTCTTCTTAGCTGCCTCTTTCTTACTAATTCTACTAGCTACTGCTTTAGGTCTACAGGCAGGGTAACCACGCTTTTCCCCAGAGGAACGACCACAAGGTTTACCAGTCTTAATATCAGTCCACTCTTCACCGAACCACTGCCCTAATCCACCCTTAGCCATATCAAGCTACCTTATTAGATTTACTGCCAGAGTACTTACCACCCCTACGCTTATACTCTTTAGTAAGCCAAGCTGATGCATATGCGCTGGGCCAGACCTTGAATTTCTTTTTAGCCTCTGCTTTTACTTTAGCATACAGTTTCTTATTTGTTGGTGTAGGTGATTTACTCATATTATGCCACTATAAAATTTACTATTTGTCCATCGGGTTTACGAAGTTTATTAGGATCAGGATTATAAGCATACATCTGATTTACTAACTTAAGATCCTCTACAGGTGTGTCAGGAGTAATCTTGTTAGGTTGCTCTGGCTTAAACTCTTCATTATTCCTACTAGACCTGTCCTTGTCAGCCTTCTCAAAGACTATGTTATCGTGAGTCTGAAAAGGCATACTAGGTAAAGGAAAGTGAGATATAAGAGTCATTCTACTGTAGGCTCCTTAGTACCAAACACTCT